CACAAACCATTCGTAAAGCGACTGCTTGATGTCCTCGCGCTCGACCATTGTGTACTTCTTATGATATTCATCTGCAACGTGGGCAGCAATGTATTCCCACTTCTCAATGCGTTCCCAGTTCATCGACCCCACACCTTACCTTCGACAATGAACGAACCATCCTTTGCGATTGGAATAGTAACTGGCACTACTGTGCGACCATCAACGTATAGCATACCGAAGCCTTGTTGCCACGTGAATAGTCCACCCTTGATATACTTTGCTTCCTTATATTTCATAAGGTTGCCAACTTCCATACCCCATACGGTTTGAGGTGCGGAGTTTCCATACGATTGCGTATGATGTGACAGACCCATGCGATGGGTATGACCGCAGACAACGGACTTACCCGTGCGCATCGCTAAACCTAATGCAGTGAGTCCTCCGATTGACTTCATCGAACCTTCATCACCATGCATGAGCAACCAGTTAGGTGCTAACTCATAAGGCTTCTCATGGTATGTGGCACCAATATCTGGTAGGCGTAGGAATTGTGGCAGGTCCAACTCGGGTAGCCCAAGCAACCCAGGAGCACGCATCATAACCGTGTTATACAAACGGTCCGTGTGGTTTGACCGAATGATATGCTTGACCTTGAGAGACTCGAGTACCCGAGTTGTTTCGTCCCTATCCCGTCCGATAGAGCGTTCATACTCTAAAGGAGTTCCCTTTGACCATTTAGAAATAGTCTGCATATCCATTTCATCTCCAACGGATACTACTTCGGTTGGCTTGTAAGCCTTGATAAAAGCAGCAAGGTTAGCGACGGCACGCTTATCGTGGTAAGGTACTTGTAAATCGGACACACAGACTATAGTTTTCATGGCTTCTTTTTAACCGCCTTCTTAATAGTTTTCTTCTTAGCAACCTTCTTAGTTGCACGTCGCTTGTTCTCTAGTGCAACATTGTCCTTCTTTTTTAGGACACGGAGATTGTCAATGCGGTCATCGCCTGCGCGACCCTTGTTATTCTTATGGTCTACTTCCGAGTCTCTCGGGAGGCTCTTACCCGTTGCTTTCTCATAATCCACGCGAGCCTTATTACTAGAAGTAGTGGTGGTCGTCCCATCTTTTTTCTTCCGCTTAAAAACATAAATTGGTCTCCCACCATTTTGCTTGCTACCTTTGTATGGTCCGAATATCTTCATCCGTTATCCCACTGCCCTCTCATTACTAGCAACCCGATGATTGCATAGTTTGCCATATCTTTGAACGAGTCCTCGAGTGACTCATGTTGTGGGTCAGCACCGCTATCAACTAGGTTGTTGATGCGTGCTAACTTGTCATGCATACGGACACGTAGTCCATTGATAGCACCGCCAGGAGCCAGAGATATATTCTTTGGGCCATAGTCACGATGCTTACTAAGGAGTAATTCTGATAACTCATTAGTAGTATTGCTTAGGTGAGTTTCTAAATGCAACTCTCGTACGATTGGATTCACTCGTCCTCCTCTAGTAGTTCTTTTAATTCATCATCTATCTCGGACATGTGTTCATGAATGATTGCATCCTCAACCAACTTCTTCATCATGCCTACGTTAGTCTCTGCTGCATACAATGTGCCGTAGGTCAACTGAGTAATGGTACGTATCTCTTCTGGATTCTCAGCATTCTCAAACAGTTGGCGTAGCATACTACCCACCAATAACCTATACCCATTAGGTAGGATTATCTCTGGATTGAATTCCTCTTCACCATTATCTTCGATAAGGTGGTCAGTTGCCTCAAAGATATTGTCGAACTGTTGTCCGCATATCCCGCAAGGTGGAATCTCAATCAATGTTTAACCCCATCTTTTCTTTAATAAATCCTGCACCATACTTGATGTACGCTGAGTTGACATCTTCCCCATCACCGAAGGTAACAGTGGTAACTGGTAGTTCACGCGATAGGCTTGCTGCAAACTCTCTTCCTGGTGCATCGCCGTCAGCAAAGACGAAGATGCGCTCGAAGTCTGCAAGTAATCTTGTATAATGTTTCTTCCAAGAGTTTGCTCCAGGAACGCCAACGCATGGAATCCCAACCAACTTCGACATAGTAAGTGTATCAAGTTCTCCTTCACAGACACCAATCCAATCGCCAGCATACTCAATATCAAGTACATTGTACATGCGAGTATCAACACCGACCATACCCATATACTTCGGTTCAACGGCAGGGTTAAGAGAGCGAAAACGCAAGTCAACCACGCCAGTCTTCGTAATATACGGAATGCTAAGCCTGCCTGTGTACTGTTCATGTCCAGGTTCAGGCTCCTCTACTACGCCTAATCGCGCCAGACGCGCTACTTCCTTTGTTATTCCCCTGCTTGCTAGGTAATCTTCCGCCAGAGAGATGCTTCCCGCGTACTTGCTGGTGGCTCTCCCCAGTAATTCCTTCTGCGATAGACTTTGCTTCACGTATATCACACCCTTCTTTCTTAGCAATTATTTGAATGCTATTGCCTTGCATACCACACGCGAAGCAATTGAATATATTCTGTCTTGTATTAAAACTTGCACTTGCATGACTATCATTATGGAACGGACACTTGATATTGACTTGACCAGAGGCACGCGTAATGTTGGCACCGTAGTGCTTCAACACTGCTACTATGTCTGGTAAGTCATCCACCAAATACATCGCCCAACCTTAATACTAGATACGAATCCTCTATCGACTTTCCTCTTGCTTTGATGAGTACGGCGGGTAGAACTTGTGAATGTTCGATTCCCCTCGCTTCGGCGTAATGCTTTGACTCGAGTTGGGCTTCTTTGGTCCATCCACTGAGGTCAATGGCGTTGCCTGCGCCTGGGGCTTTACATTCGATAACGCCAATGCTACCAAGGAAGTCTGAGCGGACAACAACGTCGCCCTCATCTTTTGCACCTGTTCGAGCAAGTCGCTCAGAATCGTATCCATTTGCTCGAAACCAGTCTCTGATGTCGGTTTCATACGTCGCACCTCTAGCCTTGTGGCTCTTCCGTGTTGTCATCTTCATCCCCAAAGTTAGGTACTTCTACAGATTCGATTGCCGTGCGTAGTGCGTTTTCAAAGTTGCTAGTTACTGCATCTGCTGCATCTTGCCAACCCTGTAGGTAGGCTTCTTCTAGTGATTTCATATCTCTCCTAAGCATTCTCTGGTATATCATCGATGTACATATATTCTGGATTGAACGCTAACCAAGTCATTAGTGTTCCGTTCGCATCTGCTCTTCCATAGCGATTTTTGACTGCTGCAACGCCCATTGATGTGCCAACAGTCCCGAGTGTGCATATGAGCGCAGGGAGTTGAGAGACTTTTCCTTGGATGGCGCTTCTTGGCTGGCAAGGATTCCCTGGAACTGCCTCCGAAGTATGATGTAGTACAACAATCGCTGCATTAGTTGCTCTCGCAAGGTACTTCAACTCCTTCATAATGGCTCTCATAGATGCAAATTCTTCTCCACCATCGGTGGCAACATCCATAAGGTTGTCCAAGACGATGAGGTGTGGGCTGCATCCCCACAACTCCTCAAACGCTTGAACTTCCTCATCGATGTCTTCAAGTGTTGGTGACGATTCGAACGACCAAACTATATGGCTTCCCTTTTGGAGGACTGCTTTCGTCCAACCAACATCAGTATTAAGTTTCTGCTCAACCTCTGACTGACTCTTCCCCGAAATCATAGAGGCTAAACGCATAGCCATCGTGTGTGCATTGGTATCTGCTGATATGTACAATGTTGGCACGTTGGTCTTGAGTGCAAGTGCTAAGGCTAGTGTTGATTTACCAGCCCCAGGAGCACCCGCAAACATAGAAACTTCTGAACGACGCATTACAATTTTGTTCTGTTCAAACGCCCTAAAAGAACTAGGAAGAGGGTCCCCTCCAATGGAGGCACGTCCGACCGAACGAACTAATGTTCTCATATGGCGCTCTCCCTAGTTAATTTAGAATGGAAATGGTTCTTGTTTTAGTTGACTGGCTTGCATTGGTCCGCGCCCTGAGGCATCGGACATACCCACATCGCGTAAGGATTTCCCGTCTTGCTGGAGATTCCCGACTTGTACTTGCGTGGGCCGTGCTGGCACGTTGGACCACCCTGTTGTGGGGTTGTCGGAGCCATAGCGGATGGAGCCTGAGCCTGGGGTGGAGCGGAGGAGATGGATGGCGATGTGCCTTGAGTTGAAGGCGATGTCGCTAAAGGGAGCGCTCCGTAAGCACCTACAATCAAGCGCTGTACAGAAGCGACTTGGTGAGAGTAGTCACCAATTCCCTCAAGTAGTACGCTGAGTTCGTCTGCTGATTGAGCACGGATGTTAATCATATCACCTGACGGTGTTTTATACGATACTTGTAGTTTCCAGTCTTCTGGCATCATTTATCCTTCTTGATAGAGAATTGACAGTACTCGGTAAGACCGCACATATACTGACAACTGTTTGTGTTGGGTAAGAAT